CTAGACCTTCTACTGTGGATGTTAAAGAGGTTGTTGAGATGTAGCTTGAAGAGGCTAGACCTTCTACTGTGGATGTTAAAGAGGTTGTTGAGATGTAGCTTGAAGAGGCTAGACCTTCTACTGTGGATGTTAAAGAGGTTGTTGAGATGTAGCTTGAAGAGGCTAGACCTTCTACGGTCGATATTAAATTGGAAGCTACTACACCACCACCTGTTCCTGTTAGTACAGGCACACCATTCACAAACAAATTAGAAGCATTGATTGTGGTTGCACTAATCGTGCTGAAATTTCCTAGTAATGAACTTACAACTTCTACATTGTTTAGAGAGCTTATATATCCTATACTTCCAATGCCAGTAATCGTTGAAAATAGTTGAAATCCTAGCACACCACTATTTGCACCACCAGATGTTACAACTGGGTTGCCGTTTATAAACATACCTCCAGCTCCAGTTACATATATATTTCCTGATGCATTAATAGTGTTTACACCTATGTTTTCATTGACATTTAGGTTTCCATTCACATCAAGAGTGTAAGAGGGAGAATTGCAGTTCACTCCTATTGAGCTAAAATTGCCTTGCATTGAACTCACATTCTCCACATTTAATAATGAACTTAGGTATTTTTGAGATCCTAAACCTATTATAGATGATGTTAGATACATATTAAAATCACTTTGGTTAGTTAGTATACTACTATTTACAGTAATACTTCCATTCTGTACTTTAATAGGAACATATTCTCCACCTGGCCCATTCGGCAATAATAAATTCTGAATATATGTAATCCCTTGAACAGTTAATGTGCTTGTACCAAATACGGTCATGCTGTAAGTACTGATACTCGATGCAAAGAGAGTGGTAGTAGTTATAGAACTTGCTACTACTATGCCAAAGTCTCCTTTTAATGAACTAACGAGTGTAATATTAGAAAGGCTACTTAGATAGTTCAAAGATCCGAGGCCTTTGACTGTCGATTGTAATTGAAGGCTACTCACATAGTTGATAGAGCCCAGGCCTTGTACCGTTGATGTTAAATTGGAAAGTATAATACCACCCCCTACACTTGTTAAGACAGGTTGACCATTCACATAAATATTTGCATTTGCATTAATTGTGCCGTCTACGTCTATTGTGTAAGAGGGAGAGTTGCAGTTTACTCCTATACTACTGAATGTACCTTGCATTGAACTTACAGTCGTTGTATTTGTCAAACTACTTAGATAGTTCAAAGATCCGAGACCTGTAAGTGTAGATACTAGAGAACTATTAAGATAGCTTGTATTAATATATCCAGATTCTACAAGCCCAATTACAGTCGATGCCAAGTTTTCTGCTTCAGACTGTGTGGTGACAACTGGGACTCCATTCACGAATATGTTTTCTGCAGTAATACTACTAAAATTGCCTACTAGAGAGCTTACTGTTATAATATTGTTCAAACTACTTATGAAATTCAGTGAACCTAGGCCTGACACTGTAGATACCAAAGAAAATGAGCTTGTATAACCTACAGCTCCAAGACCCTGTACAGTCGAGGTCAAAGATGTTACATAGATTGTGATATTGGATGTAGTATTCGAGGTGATTGTTAAAGGGATATTATTACTCGTTATACCCACATTGCATAAGTTTATAGGACTAATTACATTAATACTCGCATCTGCTGTATATGCTCCAAGATAATTCGTGTATACGGTCTTTGTATCAAAATTCACCATTTGCTGTAAATTTCCAACAGCATTCGATAATTGTGCATTTGCATCTAATCCTGATACATTTGAAATAACGTTTTGCAGAGCTACAAGATTTGCAACAAACTTAGAGTTTGCATTCTGCATCTAAAAATACAGATATATTTTTGCTCACTTATATACGTATTCGTTCGGGCTGGATGGAGACTGTGGATTGTTTTGCCTTTGCGTTCTGATATCTAAACACCAAATATGTGGAAGGCTCAGAGAATGTCTTCCCTTGATGAATTTCCAGGTATGGTTCGATACCACGATGATGGTGCCCGAGCCAAATTAAATGTAACTCCGTTCGCAAATATGAGTAAGTTGACGAATATTGTTCAAAGAAATACAGTTCTTTTAGCAACTGCTGTGATTACTGAAGAAAACTTGTTTAGCAATGGACTCTTTCAAAATATCTATGTATTCTATCGCATGTTTGAATCAATGGGTTGGCTTCCTCTCTTGGTTGTGAACAAGAGACCTGATAATATGGAAAAGGTACCCGACTATATGAAGAATTTGCGACTCATCAGTGTGGAAGAACTTTCTAGAACCCCTATTCCTATAAAAGTGTACATTGAAATCGGCATGAGTGTTGATTCCAGTATGCGCAACTTCTTGAGACAGTGTGGAGCCAAGATTTGCAAGTTATACTTGGGGAACATTCTCAATATTGATATTGAAACTCCGATTTTCTATCCGTCTATGTACTTCGCTCACCACGTCATAGGAGACTTGGATGAAATCTGGGTATCTCCTCACTATACGCAGCATGCAGAGTATTCTCGCGCTCTCAATCACGTAGACTTAGATAAGAAAACTCCTATGGTAGTTCCATACATTTGGGATTCCCAGGTTCTTACCCGCGATGGACAACGCAACTTTCGTTGGCAATCTCCTGCATCCGTGGAAAACGATGTATTCATTGTCGTTGAACCAAATATCAGTTTCCAGAAAACTTCTCTAATGCCTCTCATGATATTGGAAGCGTGGTTTCGCCGTAATCCTACGTGGAAGGGCGAGGTAGTAGTTGTGAACGGAGAACGTTTAATGCTCATTCCTTTTTTCCGCGAATCGATTTTGAAGAACTTGGAATTAATGAAACAGGGGCGGATTGTTATGAAGGGGCGGATGGATATATTGTCCATATTAAATAACTATCCTTCTGCCATTCCCATCTGCCATCAGTGGAACAATGAATATAATTACATGACTCTTGAGTATTTTACGGCGGGATACCCTGTCTTGCACAATTGCTCGGACTGGTCAGAGTATGGATATTATTATAAGAATGCCGACATACAAGGAGCTTCACAGCTAATCGATACTATCCGCAATAGTCACCGCGAGAACTATGAAGTATACCGAGCACACGCACGAGCGTTGACGTGGAGACATTCTCCGCACAATCCTGAAGTTCAGAAACGTTGGGCGGAGATTGTTTCTTAGAGACGCTTCGCTATAGTACGGAAAGCTCTGCGCGTACATAACCTAAAAGAATGTTCCAAAGAACGATAAGCAAATGCGTATTGGTATAACGGTTCACTTTCAGTTTTCATTCTTCAGTTCTGGCTCACCACAGACAGCACTGTCGACTGCCGAATCTTTCCGTATACATGGCCATGAAGTAGTATTTATAAATATTGGCGATTCAAAAGAGGCCACTTGGTGGGACGATGTTAAAGGGTTGGGTGCTGACTGGAAGACAATTCATCAGAGTCAACTAGAGAGTATCGGAGCTTCAGATTTGTACGACTTATCCGTCGAAGTTGGTTCAAACTATTTGAAGACTAAGTATCGCTCTGCATTCAAGAAGTCTGTCTGGCTATCGCGCAAACCTACACTGTACCACGATACTGAAGCATCGCTCTTCCCCATGGAGAAACCTGATCGCGACTTAGACGGGGTTTCTGAAGTCTGGCTTCTCAAGGAATATACAACTTCGGACGACGTTCAGTATGCTGAACTAATGTTCAGACGGCCTGTCAAAGTTCTTCCCTATCTGTGGACAGCTACTGCTATCGAATTCCATCGTAAAGAGACGAGTTCCCCTGTGTGGCCTCAAGTCGCCGAACTCGCCGATGTAAAGGGAAAGCCTTGGTCTATCCACATTTGTGAAACGAATACAAGTTCTTCCAGTAGCTGCACAATTCCCTTGTTTATTATGCGCGAAATCAAGAAGAAGGCCGATATTCCGCTGTGCCCTATTATCAAAATTCACAATGCTGATAATATAAAGCAATCGCAGTTCTTCCGTTATAACGTACTTGGTCACACATTTTCTGATATCCAAGATATGAGCGGTATATTCATCGGTCGTCAACGCGTTGTTGACTTTGTCTATGACCCTATGTCGATTGTGATTTCTCATTTACGATTTATGGATATTCGCGCATACTTGCTAGACTGCATCTGGGTAGGCATACCCATGATACACAACAGTAAGATTCTGCGCGAACTAGGTGGATATTTAGCCGATGGATACTACCCTGATAATGCAATTGTTGAAGGTAAACAAGCATTTGCGCGAGTTGTAGAACATGCAAAGAAGTTTAGTATTGAAACTGTTTCACAAATTCGTAAGAAAATTGTAGACCGTTTTTCACCCTTAAATGATAAGCTCTCAAAGCAGTGGAATGATGCGGCTTTGTCTTCTGTTTCTGCTTCTGCTTCTGCTTTGAGTAGTCAAAAACCCCTGGTCATAGGCTTTAGTGATATGTGGGTCGGATTCAATCCTGAGTATAACCAGTTTCTGCTCATGGCACAAGAAATGGCAAAGCACTTGAAGAGCGGTTCTCGTGAAGTAATCGCGGTAGATGCTGCCGTGTCAAAGGAAAAGCTTGATGTTCTAATCTTCGGGCCCTTTGGTGATTTCTGGAAGTCTGTGTCAAAGGATGTGCCTAAGGTTCATTATACTGGTGAGAACACTGAGCCCATTGAAAGAGAAGATGTGCGCCTAAATCTTGGATTCCAGCACAAGCAATTTAATGATGGTTCTTATCTGCGCCTCCCCTTGTGGATGCTGGAAATCAATTGGTTTCAAGGAGATGCAGAGCGTATGGGAAATCCGAAGCCTATACCCATCGACCGTTGTTGCAAGGTATATGAGGACGAGATGTCAGCAAAGAATAAGTTCTGCGCATTTGTCGTGACAAACCCCTGCCAACCCATGCGCAACTCTGCTTTCCAGTGGCTAACTGCCTATAAGAATGTGGATTCTGCTGGGCGCTTGTTCAATAACATGGGCGACAAGATTTTTGCCGGTCTCGGTGGTGGTGGTGGCGAACTGAAAAAGCTGGAATTCTTGAAAGATTATAAGTTCTGTCTTGCTTTTGAGAATGCTTCTGCACCTGGCTACACGACGGAAAAGCTTCTGCATGCGAAGGCCGCTGGATGTATTCCTATCTATTGGGGCGACCCCAAGGTAGAGCGCGACTTTGATACTTCCAGCTTTATTGATGCGCGAGGCATAATGACTTCTGGGGAACTTGTGCGACTTGTGAAAGAGGTGGATACAAATGACTTGGCATGGTCTCGTATGTTCAAGAAACCTGCACTTGATGAAGTACGCAGAGACCAGACTCGTCGTACTTTGGCTGAATGCGCCAAGCGTATTCTTATGTTGGCTGTGAAGGATGAAAACGAATTCGAGAAATGCCCTTTGTTAATTGGTGAGACTCAAGATAATGCGAGTCAAGTTGTTCCTAAGGTTCCTAGGGCTCCTGAACCTATATCTAATAAATCGTCACCTCGTATGGAAGACACGGTCTTCATAACAGCCTGTAACGGAAAGTTTCTCCAATCCTTGCAAATCATGTTACACATGCTTTCTCAGCAGAATAAGAATATTCGTGTCATATGTTATTTTATGGCCGATATTCCTGTCGACATTGAGCAAAAGTGTATTGAATCCTTCCCTTTCCTGGAAATTCGCAGATTCCCCAAGGAATTCCCTCCAGGTTTCCCTGACTTGTGGGCGCCGGAGCATTTCGCATGGAAGATTTGGCTGATGAAAGAAGCTGTGAACAATGTGGCGTTTACGGGTAAGATCATTTTGTATATGGATGCGGGAGCCACGATGGTTCGTTGGCCTTCTCTGTGGATGTCAGCAGTGTCTGAGTACGGAATCTGTGTTCTGGAAGATTCTCGCGAATTCAATAAGTACCGTTGCCACAAAGAGTTTATTGACGCCATGCACGTAACTCCTGAAGAACTTGCAGCTAACCAGATTTGGGCAGGGTCAATGGCATTCGTTGGAGGAAACTTAATGGCTTCCAATATTCTCAATGAAGCGTGGGTCTGGGCGCAGAAACGCGAGGTCATTGCGGGACCGAAGTGGACGGGAGAAGTTGTAGACGGTCACTACTTTGGCCATCGCCATGACCAGAGCATTTTATCGATACTGTGTAAGAGGTATCATTCAGCTGCGATTTCTTTGGACGAAGTGTATTGCGATGTAAGTCTGCACCATACCTTTACAAATGGCAAGAGTTTGTACGTACATCGTGGAATGTTCAAGATGCATGAACCTGTAGCGGCAGGTATTGACGAGGCTTGGATTATCAACTTAGACCGTCGCGCTGACCGTCTTCAGAAGTTCAAGGATAGCCACAAGGACTTGGCACGGCGTTTGTCACGCATGCCGGCATTTGAGGGGTCAAAGTTGGTTCTCACGCCTAAGATTGCCAGACTCTTCAAACCTCACGATTTCAAGTGGAAAAAGCCGGTGATGGGTTGCGCCCTGAGTCATTTGGCTCTTTGGATGCAGCTAAGTAACGAGAAACCTGGAATTGATACGTATTTAATTTTGGAAGATGATGCACGACTTGACCCGAAGTGGCGCGAGGCGTGGGAAAAGCTAGAGCAAGAAAAGGCGTTTCCTGAAGACTGGGATATTATGTATCTCGGAGGTATTCTCCCACCGAATCGTCAAGGATTTGAGGACTTGTGCGTAGAAATGGTGAATGACCTCGTAGGCCGTGTTCGCAAGAACTCGATATTTGGCCAGAATCCTCCCAATCGCTACTTCCATTTCTGTGCCTATGCCTACGTACTGACAAAGAAGGGGGCGCAGAAGATTCTTGATATTCTGAAGGCGAAAGATGGATACTGGACAAGCGCTGATCATATGATTTGTAATATCATGGAATACTTGAATATTTACTTTATCCATCCTTTAATTGCGGGATGCTACCAAGATGATGACCCTGTGTACCAGAAGAGTGTATTCAATGACTTCACACGTGTAGATAACTTTGACAGCGACTTGTGGAATAATAAGGAGCATTTTGCAAAGGAGGATGTAGACAAGATTCTGGATGCTGCGGCACCGCTCGATATTATGGGTGCCTTAGAAGATGCGAGGGCGTCACAGGTTGCTGCTCCTGCTTCTGCATCTGCACCAAAAACTGAGGAGATAAAGGCCGAAAACCCTAAAAAGGCAGAAAAACCAGAAAAACCTGTACCTCTTGTGGAAACTGTATCAACGCGGAGAATTATAAGTATCGGGTTTACCACAGACAGCAGTATATGGCACGAGTACGCATGGCTCAAGCAACTCCTTTTAGAAAATGCGAAGATTGATATGAATGTGCAAAAGGTGGACTTGGATGCTCCTGCTCCTAAGGATGAACCCATTGTATTTATTCAGAGACCTCATGGAGAAGCTATACGCAAGACTCTGATGCGGTGGACGTCGCAAGGTGCAAAGTTTTTCATTCTCCATTTGAGCGACGAGTATGGTACAGACCCTATAGACTTTTATGAGTGGCCATCGTGCCTAGGAGTCTTGCGCAACTACGTGCGTCCTGATGTGAAAGATGAAGGCAAGATTCGTGTAATCCCTCTCGGCTTTCACTGGGCGATTGGTAATGGAATGCCAGCACAACGCACACCTCGTCCTCCTTTCCGTGAATATGTGTGGTCATTCATTGGTACTGGATGGAATGAACGTGTAAAAAAGCTAGAGCCTTTGAATTCTTTACCTGTAGAAAAACGTTGTGTATTAATGGATGACTGGAATTCTCCAAAAATGCTAAGTCGCGAAGAAACTCTGTCTGTTCTACTAAACTCTTGGTGTATACCGTGCCCTGCTGGACAAAATTCTGAGACGTACCGTTTTTACGAAGCTCTGGAAGCTGGGGCTGTTCCA